AAGTTTTAATTTATCAAATGCTTTTGCAATACTACGAGCTGCCATGATTTCTACATCAACTCCTGTTAAAGCTTTGATTTTATGTAATATTTTTTTCTCTTTGTGTATTAAAGAATTTTTAATATTGTCTGCTTTTTCTAAATCAACTCTTACACCTTTAAATCTCATGTCAACTAAACATGGAAACAATCTTGTCTCCAGGTTAAATATATCCCACAACTCTTGTTGATATAATTCTGTTTCTAATCTTTTCCAAAGTTTAAGTGTAGCCTCCGCATCACGTTCTGCATATTGTCCAACAAACATAGCAGGCAGTCTCCACAAATCTTTTTTAGCATCAATACCATATTCTTTTGCTGCAGCATTTAATATGTTTTCATCTTTACCGATACCAATATAATGTTTTGACAATGTATTTAATTGATAAGACAATCTGTTCTCATCAATCAAAGACGCTGCTATCATAGTATCTACGATTTTACCTTTAATAGTTAGACCAGATGACCTTAACCAACAAATATCATACATCGCATTATGAAATATAAATGTAGTGTCTTCTTGGTTAAACATGTCTTGTAACCACGAAAACACCAATTTTTTGTCCATATTGCCGTTAGACTCGTGTTGTATAGGGAAATACCCTGACCAGCCCTCTACGGCCACCGCAATGCCAGCAATGTGCCCTTTTCCGGTGACATTACCAGAACCTAACTCTTTTAGGTTAGGATCATTAGTTTCCAAATCTATCGCTATTTCTTTGGCTCCGCGCAGATCTTTTAATTCTTCTGGCATAACCCATTCTGTCTCTGGTGTGAACAGAGGTATTTGTGTGCTTCTCACTTATAATCCCTTTCAATTATCATCTCAATAAAATGAATGGCTTTTAATAAATCCTCTTTGCCATTTTTATCTTGATGTCTGATTATGTATTTAATAGCACAACCCTCTGGATATAACAACTTGTTTTCAACTACAAATTTGCTTGGTTGTATTGGATACTTTTGATAATGATCGCCGCCGTGTTGTTTGTCCCAAACTTTAGACATTTAGTTCCTCCTTTACATATCTTTTTAATTCTTTGTCTTGTATATTATCAGGTATCTCATTCTTAAAAAATATCCTGTAGCTGTCACTACCATACTTGCCGATACCAAATAATTCTGTTGCGTCCCTGCCATCCCAGTTGATAAAATCACACGACATTCGCCATATCCTGTTTGCTCTAACATTCTTCATGCCCAGATCTTTTAGCATCTCGGCAATCGTGTCCTTGTCTGATAGTAATAGCTTCCATGCGTTGGGATATTTTTTAAAAAATCCTGGCAATACTTTCTTAACCTTCTTGCGTCCTGTCTGATTGAGACAGATGACAGCCACCATGTGTTGCCACTCACCCTCTACCTGCTGCTGCACCATAAGATCTTCTCTCATAATATATAAGCTTTGTCAAAATCTTTTGGATCCAAAACATGCAATTCGCGTTTCGCTCTTGTTGCTCCAGTATAAAATAATCTATGTAATTCATCCGGATCATAACTAAATGTTTCAAGTGCTGCGTTTGTAATATCTTGCATCAATAAAACTTTGTCTGCTTCTCCTCCTTTCGCTCCGTGTATTGTTGACATTTGTATGCGAGGATTTTTATTTAACGTCTCACCATTCGCCCTCATATTACGAATGTAGTTTTCAGTGATAGGATCTAGTCCTTCAAATGCTTCATACCAAACACTATCTACTAAAAGTCCATGATCTTTTTTACATTCTTCTAATGTGTACTTGTCTTCAGAATGTAATGTTTTACCTTTCCTAAATCCTTCTAATACATTTGATCCAAGGTATTCATAAATATTTTTTATTTCTAAATGATTTAATAAATCACCACCGCGCCAGGCCTCCCAATTATTTAATGCTAATAATAATTTTAATGATATTGAGTTACGCCCTTTAAAAGAATAATACCAGCCTCTGAGTTCACACACTTCTTTTACAGAATCTAAAAAATGATTTGCAGAAGATAACACTAACCAGTTACCCTCAGACATGTCTACCTGCGTGATGTCAGAGTATCTATGTAATGTTCCTTGCTCTGTTCTTGGTTTATATTCTTTGTCAAATCTATTTTGTACTTGACCTATAATTTTTTGTGATAGCTCATGTATGGGTCCTCCGGGTATACGATAGGATTGATCTAAAGTTTTTATATCATCCACTTCTTCTTTGAGTGCAATAAAATGGTCCACATCTGCACCTGCCCATTTAAATATCGCTTGATCATCATCACCAGCTATGTAAGTTTTTTCTGCATGACTCCAAATCTTTCTCACCATTTCCCACTGCAACAAAGATAAATCTTGTGCTTCATCTATAAATAAAACTTTGAATTTATTGTAACTTTCTTTGGTTAAGAAATCTTCTAACAAGTCATTAAAATCTTTTAAACCTTTTTCTTTTTTAAACCTCTTTAATTCTTCGGATAAAAGATATAAAGTATTGCGTTCAATATCTAAAATATTTTGACGAGAGTCATAATATTCTAACAGATCCATTCTCTTAACGGCTGCTGTGTTTATTATTGTAAGATATTCATTATCAGAATTAAATGTGCCATCACTATCAGAAAACTTTGCAGTTTTAATTGGTATACCACATTTCTCACCAAACTCTTTGTAGTCTTCAGGTCCCATCATTTTTTCTTTTGTCATACCTAATTGATTAAACGCATACGAATGTAGCGTTCTAAAAAATGCAAGATCATTTTCTATATCTAGACCAAATTTATCTGCAGCTCTTGTTGCTGCTTCTGTTGCAGCTTTTTTAGTAAACGAAAAATAACCTATTTGTTTAGGCCTTATTCCGTCTTGAATAAACTGGTCTACCAAGTTTAACAACGTCGTTGTTTTTCCGGTTCCTGGTGGACCTAAAATTATTGTTTTCATATGCTTGTTTCCTACATTCTTTTGCTTCTTTAAATAGCCCTTCTTTTTCTAACCATTCTGCGTGACTTAAAAGTATAGAGTTTATATTCATTAAAAGTTTTCCTCTTGATATGGTATCTTAGAAGTAGATGCCTCTGTTTGTTTCATTGTTTTTATTTTAATTAATCTTGGTTGTTGTTTCTTAATGCGAACTCGTTCTTCACCTTCAAATACCTCTAGTTGTTTTATTAAATTACCTGTTTGATTTTTATCTTTTTCCCAATGATTTCTTTTACAAAAATTATAAAAGTCCTCCATTCTAAAATACGTAAATTCTCTTTTCTCATCTGTGTATGGTAGTTTGTTTAATATATCATCCCATGTTCTTGCCGATTGTCTATTAGTGGTCCAATCTTGCAACAGCCCAGTGAGTTCATTAACAGGGTCTAAAGACTCTAATGGCTCTACCTCCTGGAGAGCCGTCATCATAGGTTTAAGAAAATGTTGTTTCCAATCTTGTGGTTTAGGTACAGGCACAACTAAATTAGCTTGATCCAAACATGCTAATGCAAATAGCTGAGGACTATAAAGTTGTTCTGATTTTAATTGTATTCTTTTTTTATCTACGTTCAAAAACCATTCTGGTGGTTTTGATGCATACTTTGTAAGACTACCTAACACAGGCATCTCTTCTTCACCAAATCCTACGCCAAATCTTTTTGTCCTGCATAATCCTGATTGACATACTGCATTTATTGGTGCATCTTTGCAGCGGTACTTATCATAACCTTTTCTATTTACTGATTTAATTAATTGTTGTACTTCACTGTTACTTAATGGTGGATCCATGTATTTTAAATTTGCTCCAACAATTTCATCCTCCCAAGTATCTGGTTTAGCTTGTTTGTAATATACAGCAATATTAAATAATGCATTGTTCCTAGAGCCTTGTCCAAAACCTGTCACTGCAAGTTTATTTAGACAAGGTGGTCCCATAGGAAACGCTTCTTCTATTTTCTTTTCTTCCGTTTTGATCGCTTCGACTTGCTCTTTAGTTTGAGCCCAAACATCATAGAGCTCATAAAATTCCTGAAGTGTACAGCCGGCGCCAGTATCGTTGATAGCATAACGTAGTCCTTTCATTTCATTGTAGTAGGGTAAGTTTAAAAAGTTACCTGTATCCCCACGTTCTACAAGTATCTCTGTTTGTTTTGGAAAAATTTCTGACCCTTCATAACCAAGTATGATTGCCATTTGTTTTAATTTTGATTGCATCAAAGATGCAGGAATGTTTTCTTTGGTAAATAAAAATACGTGTGCGCCGCCTGATTTACTACGGCAAACTATTAAGG